CCTGAGGGGAAGCGAGAATTGATTGAGAAGAAGGGAAGTCACATCAAACCTACTAATCTTCCCGGGAACGTGAAAGATGATTTGCGGAAGATCAAGGGCGATGTATCTTTTGATGGCTACCTTGACGATAAGGTTCTGAATGTGGTTGATTTGCTGGTTCACAAAGGAAATGATATGCACATGGAACCGCTTTCTGATAGGGTGGATGCTCTTAGAACACTCTATGAATCAACCGAGAACATCCATTATCCCTCGCCTTCTAACTGTGTAACAGCGGATACTGAAGGATTGTCGAAGACGGTAGCGAATATGGATAAGGGCGATTTGTTCGTTCGAGATGCTACTTCAACATTCATCAAAGAGAAGGAAACGCATCCTTTCTGGGTCCTTCTCGGTAGCGATGAGATAGCGAAACAGATCCCCTATCCACCATTGCCTGAGGTATCAGTCAGGGGTTATGAGGCTATGTTGGAGTATCCTTCGATCCTCAATCCGGTTATCGTGAAATTGGGCGAGGAGGATGAAAATGGGGGTTTTCCGGTTGAATCATACAAAGGGATGGACTATCTCGTTAAACACGCAAAGACGCAGGTTGGTTTGTGGGGGCCTGTTGCTGCTTTCCTTCTGAAAGAGGGAGAGGGTGGTGGTGATGGTGGATTGACTTCAGCAACACCCGGGACCTACCAAGCCATCCATAGTGACCCCGGAGGGCGTAAGAGGAAGCGACGAACCTCTCGTATTCTTCGGGCTCCTGAGGTTACGGAAGCCGATGAGGATGATACCGTGTCGGAGTTGATGCACGATGCTCGTAAGGAGATAACCAATGACGATACTCCAAAAACGACCGAGCAACTATGCTCAGCGATTGCCGGTCTGAAGAAGGATCACCTACTTCGATTCGGAGGCGAATATGGGTTAGAGGAAACTGAAGATGGGAAATGGACCGTCAATGAGGCTATTGATGATGATATACCCGACGGCGTGATAGCGAAGTTCGTTTTCCCTCGCATGAACAGTGCTTCACCTGATGGTGGAGCATGGTCGGGAATGCAAGCCGACATAACCGCTCCTCGTGGGCCGACTGAATTAACAGATGAGTTAGGAACGACATTCGCTGATCCGAGTTTGAGAGGGAGAGAGGAGATGCCCGATAAACCCATACCATTCAAACCCCTTCAGATAAGAGTTGAAGACGATGGGGAAGAAGCAATTTTGGATATAGAGGAAGATAGGGCAATACTCCGATTTCCCCGCCGCGAAAAAAAGGACGAAAAAAAGGAAATCGAGGCGCAGCCCGTCGAAAGAACGGATAAAGCACCATAACACGGCTAACACCGTTATCATCTTACCCTTCATATACGATTGAATATGCACATCGGAATCAATGACTCAAGCAGTTATTCACAAGCCGAGCATCTCATGGAGTGCTACGGGTAGTGATTTCTTACTGAAGGCCGATCAAGACGGCGACCTCTTCATCGCTGGATACGCAAGCGTGGATATGGTGGATAAGCAGGGCGATAGAATCCCCGGCGATGCGTTGAAGAAGGCATTTGAGCGTTTTATGGGGAATAAAGCGTTCAGAAATGTGCAACTCGCACACAGCGGAATACAGGTTGGCGAAGTCGTTGATTCGTTTTCTGATACTTCCGGGCATATCTGGAAGTCGGAAGTGGATGAACACGGGTTGTTCGTCGTTTGCAGAATACGCAGCGACATTCAGAAGGCTCGTGAAGTGCAGAAGCAGATCCGCGACGGAGACCTACGAGCCTTTTCAATTGGCGGGCAAGCATTGTTCCGCGTGACCAAGACAACGCCGGAGAACGGCACTCATCGAGAGATTTCGGACCTTGAATTGCATGAGATAACTCTATGCAAAAAGGGAATCAACCCTGAGGCCCGATACACAATTCTGAAAATGGATGAAAGTGAGACTATGAGTGCAGAAAGCGAAACATTGACTGAAATAAGAGATAGCCTAAGCAGGGTCGTAAAGGAACTCGACTTTGTGAAGACTGAAGAGAAAGAGGAGAAAGAGGAGAAAGAGGAGAAGGAAGAGAAGACCGAAAAGTCTGAGCAGCAGGCAATAGCCTACATAGACACTCTTGAGAAGTTCGCACACGAGCAAGGCGTGAATCTGGATTCTTTGAGAACTCACTTCGGCCTCGCTAAGGCATATATGCCGGGCGTGGATGGAAACCACGGATATACACATCGAGGACAAGGTGACGAGATCGGGGCTGGTGAGGACGCATCCGAGCCTTCATATCCCAGCCTATCTGCACCGGGGGGCAACAAATACGTCATCAAGCAACCCGGAGTCCCGAACATGAGTAATACTGCTCCGAAGGGCGGCCAGAATATCATCAAGGGTGACGAAATCACCCCGGAAGCATTGGAGCGTGGCTACCGAGCCTACGCATCCATCCGTGATGAGGACGCAATCAAGAGCCTCGTCAAGTCGGAGTGGGAAGGTCGCTATTCTGATGAAACGACTCGCGCATTGGAAGTTCAGAAGTCGAAGGACTACTCAGGACAAATCGAGGCATTGAAGGCCGAGATTGCGAATGTGAAGACTGAGAACACCGAGATCCAGAAGTCGGCTACTGCTATACCACAATCCAGCATCCGTGTTCCCACGCACGAGGAGTATGCCGCAATGGGCACTGACCTCGATTCGTGGAGAGCAACCGAAGCGCTCGCAAGGAGGGCACTTTCCGGGGAGTGATCCCCGAGAGGATGTTGAGGAAATAGGAGGAGAGTGAAAAAAATGAGCGGATCAAGAGGATATATCAGAACAATCGAAGACATGGAGCGCCTTTATTATGGCGCAGGCGCCGGTCAAAACGCATGGGCATACAGCGGAACGGACCTACTGAAGGCCGACTCGCCGTTGGTGAGCAGCACTACCGGAACATATCAAGCGATCTTCGGACGCAAGGTATGGTCGCAACTGAACCAAGAGTTCAACGCATTCAGCATACTCCCTAAGAAACCGTGGGAGAAGTCTGGATGGCGCGTCGTGACCGACAAGCCCGACACCTCGAAGGGTGGCGGTCTGCCTGAGAATGGTGTGCTACCAGAAACCACCAAGCCTACCTTTGAGCACGTCAGCACGAAGCCTAAGACTGTGGCTCACACCTTCGACCTAAGCGAGACAGCAATGTTCCTCGCCGACAAGGACGATGGTCTGGGTGACGCTCGGGCTGTAATGAAGATGGAGATGGCTAAGCACCACGCTGAGCACATCAACCAGATGCTTCTAAGAGACCTCGACACCACAGCGGGTAACGAGTTCGAGTCATTGGACCGCTGTCTGTCTTCATCATTTGTGGAGACGGCTGGCTTTACTGATGTCTCAGCCTTAACAGATCACAACCAATACAACCTAACACGCGGGAGTAGTGGTTCTCGATCATGGTTCGACGCTAACGTTGATGCAGGTGTAGCGGGCGCGGAGAGGGCTCTAACACTCAATGTCCTCGACGGGATGTTCCGCCAAGTATGGGAGCGTGGTGGTCAGCCTAAGGTGATACTCACCGGCTACGACACATTGGAGAAAATCCAACAACTGCTTCAGCCCCAACAGCGATTCACTGAGATGAAGAGAGTCGTTCCGGGCGTGAATGGAGTCAAGGGTGTTCCGGGTATGGAGGCGGGCTTCGTGGTCGCTACCTACAACGGCGTTCCCCTAATCCCATCGAAGGATGTTCATGCGGAAGCGGGCGGTCTAAGTCGCCTTTACTTCATAGACACGGACTACCTTTACTTCTGCACAGCCAAACCTACTCTATACCACGAATCAGGTATTGAGACCGGAGATCCCTTCGGTATCAACAGGCTCGGACAGATGGGCCTATTTCACACAATGGGCGAACTATGGCAACTGTTCTATGGCGCTCACGGAAAGGTGAGGGACCTATCTGCTTGATCGTGGATGGAGATATGAAGAAATAAGGAGGAAGAGGAAATGGCAAACGCGAATCTAACAAGCACAACTGAAGTTCTGAACACTCGCCTATGGGCTGGTGTCGGAGAAGACGACACATCATGGCTACAAACCCCAATGGGAAGTAACTCGGTAACGGGAACAATCTCGCTGGGCATTGTGGATTTGGTAATTACTGACGGTGATGCCGCAGCGACATACGACTTGGCTCTTACAACGAACCCGATAGTGGGTTCGGCCCTTATCGGCATCTTGGGCCTTCACAACACCACTACGGCAGGAGGAAACGACTTCCCGGTGGCCGGGAACATCTCGACAAACACCCTCCTCAAGTTCTTGGGGTCGGGTTCTGATGGCGACACTATCAGGATGACTTTCCTATACCGTTGAGGTGAGCCGAGCATGGCTCTAACCCTTCGATATGTGGGCGCACGACCCTATACTGAGTTCTTGGTGAACGGCACGATGTTCGGGTTCTCCCGAGGGATGGAAAGAGAAGATGTCCCTGATGAGTGGATCCGAGAGATGATCATACCCGGTATTGAGAATGGTGCCGATGGTTGGCAGGTTGAGGACTCCGGCACGAAGAAGATGATCGAACTTCTAAGCACAGATGATGTAAAGGAAGCGGTAGTTGAAGAAGTCGTGGAAGAGCCGGTAATTGAAGAGGCTGTTAATTCTGATGACGCTCTTCTTGAAGCAGGTTTTGAGGCTTCACTAACACGGGCTCAGATGATGTCGTGGTGCGCGGAGCGTGGTATCCGTATCGTCAATACCGATACGAAAGACATCTTGAGTCAGAAAGCCCGTGATTACGTCACGGGGGAATCTGAGTGAGTGACCGACCTAACG